TGGTGCGGACTCTGCTGGCGGCTGCGCGGCGGGGCACTCAACCAGCTTACCAGCATGGTGGGCATCCATGTGGGCACGGGCATCACGCGCATTGTCAGCAGCGCCCTCATCGTGGCTCCCCTCGCCTACCTCAATTGGCACCTGGCGGCGATGTGGCCTTTCGTCTTCGCGGCGATGACCCTCCCTTATCTCGACAAGAGCATGGGCCTGGAGGAGAAGGTCCGCGACCACTTCTACTTGGCGCTGTGGGGAGTGGCGGTGGCCGCCCTGTGCATCGCCCCCCTCGCTTGGTACAACCCGTGGGTCCTCCTCAACTCGCTGGGCGGCATCCTCTTCATGGTGGCCTACGCCGCCAACAAGCCCCTGGGCGGCAACTGGACAGAAAGGGCCGAGTGCTGCGTGGGCTTCCTCCTTGGCCTCCTCCTGTGGGTGTCCCTCCATGGATGACACCACCAAGAACCTCATCGATACGGCATCGCTAGCCACCGTGGTGGGCACCATCGCGGGGATCCTGCCGGCCATCGCCGCCCTCTTCACCATAGTGTGGACCTGCATCCGCATCTGGGAGAGCCGCACTGTGCAGGAATTCGCGAAGAGGTGGCGCGGTGGCTGAAGCCCCCAAGTCCCCCACCCTTATCGCGGCACCCGGCAAGCCCGGCATCAACCGGGAGCTTACCCGCTATGGGGGCGAGGGCGGCTGGTACGACGGCGACAAGGTCAGGTTCCGCTACGGCCAGCCCGAGAAGATTGGCGGCTGGCAGAACATCAACGGCGAGGGGGACTCCATCGTGGTCCCCGGAGTGGGCCGCAACCTCTTTACATGGACCACCCTTGATGGCGTCACCTATTTGGCGCTGGGCACCAACTCCCACCTCTTCATCTGGTACGGGGGCAAGTACTTCGACATCACCCCGGTCTATACCTCCGTCTCCCTCACCAACGCCTTCTCGGTGTCGGCGGGCTCCACCACCCTCACGGTCACCGTATCCTCCCACGGGATGGCCTCGGGCGACTACATCTATTTCACCTCGGTGGGCACCACGGTGGGCGGCAACATCTACCCGGTGAGTGCCCCCCTCGGGGGCTTTCCCATCGCGGTGGTGGACTCCAACACCTTCACCGTCAACACCAGCGTCACGGCCACCTCCAACGGTACGGGCGGCGGCTCCATCACGGGCTACTTCCTGCTGCCCTCTGGTTTCGCCAGCAACGCCCCCCTCTTTGGCTGGGGTGCTGGGGGATGGGGCGGCACCCAAGGCTGGGGCTCCCCCGCCTCGGTGGCATTCGTGCAGCCCCTCCGTTATTGGAGTCTCGACAATTGGGGCGAGGACCTCGTGGCCTCTCCGCGCAACGGCTCCATCTACTACTGGGATAACACGTCGGGTCTCACCGCCCGCGCCTCCCTGGTGGCCACCTCGCCCTCGGTGCAAACCCAGGTGCTGGTGTCCCCCGAAGATCGCCATCTCATCTCCTTTGGGCCCCCTGATGCCCTCACCTCCGTTACCAACCCCCTCTACATCCGGTGGTGCTCGCAGGAGAACATCAACGATTGGAATGCCAGCGCCACCAACACGGCGGGCGACAAGGTCCTCTCGGGTGCCTCCCGCATCGTGGCCGCCCGAAGGGGTCGCGGGCAGATCCTGGTGTGGACTGACGAGAACCTCTACAGCATGCAGCAGGTGGGCCCGCCCTACACCTTTGGGTTCCAGCTTATCGGTACCAACTGCGGGGTGCTGGGCCAGAATGCCATCACGGAGGTGGCGGGCCGCACCTATTGGATGGCCGACGAGCGCTTCATGATGTATGATGGTGCGGCGGCGCGTCCCATGAAGTGCGACGTACTCCGCTACGTCTTCGAGGCCCTGGATCGCACCCAGCTAGACAAGATCGTGTGCGGTAGCAACACCTCCTACAACGAGGTCATCTGGTTCTACCCCACCAGCACGGGCGAGGTGGACTCCTACGTCATCTACGACTACATGCAGGATGTGTGGTCAATTGGGCAGATGGTGCGCACCGCGTGGATTGACCAGGGCATCAACACCTACCCCATCGCGGTGGGCTACGATTCCAGCGCCACCAAGCTCTACTACCACGAGTATGGCAACGATGCCGATGGCGCGGCCATGACCTCCTACATCGAGAGCAACCTCTTCGATTTGGGGCAGGGCCAAGAACTGATGTACATGGATAGGGTGATCCCGGACTTCTCGGATCGCAATGGGGAGGCGATGCCGGGCAACCTCACCATGACCTTCCACGCCCTCAAGTACCCCAACACTCCGGTGGCGCAGGAGGTTACCAAGGGGCCATACACGGTATCGGCGGCCACCCAGAAGATCGATCTGAGGGTTAGGGGTCGCCACGCATATTACCGCATCGAGGGGGATGGTGTCAACACCTCGTGGCGCTTGGGTGCCGTGCGTTTTCGCGTAGCCCCCGATGGTGAACGATGAGGCCCATCTTCCCCCTTGCCCCCCACTCGTTCACCCCCGATGCCCAGATGGCGTGGAATGAGATGGTGCGCGTCCTCACCCTCTACCACACCCAGGTGGTGGTGGGCCCCGGCGTGACAGGCTACGCGGTTTCTGGTACAGTACCCACCAGCGCCACCATCGACCTCGGCAACATCACCGTCACGGCGGTTGCCCAAACGGTGGTGAAGCTCCTCAACGACCTGCAATCCAAGGGCTTGGTGAAGGTAGACAAGACATGAATCCGTTTCAAGGCTATGCTCTCTTCGGAGAGCGCCCTCCCTTCCAGTACGCCTATGAGCCCAGGCAGAGTCCTGAACTTCCCCGCTACTCCGGTTCAAGTGGAAGTTACAAGGGAATCTACGGAACCCTGTCTCCTCAAGATCCTTCCCCCGGCATTGCCTCCGTCGTGCGCGGCTTGGAGTCTCCCTTGTCGTCTCCCAGCGGCGATGCTGAACCGGGCAATATGGTTGACTCCAAGGGGGCAGGCTTTGACTTTGGAACCGGCTACAACACTCCGGGTGCCTTTGGACGGGCTGCCGGAGCGTTGTCGGGAGTTCCCTTTGGCGGTGCGGTAGCAGGTGCCTTGGGTGGAATCGCGGGGGCACAGCGAGCCAACACAGACCTTACGGCGCTGGGGGTTGGTCCCGCAGTCGACGTTCCCGGAGCGGCGTTCGCTTCGGCAATGCCGGGTTTCTTGGCGGATCTCTTGGGGATAACCACTCCCCAACGTGGCTTCAACCAAGCCGTCGTAAGTCGCATGTCTCCCGACGACTACATGTCGCGCACAGCTTCCCTCACGGGGCAGGGCACCATCCCCGGCTATGACCTGAATGTGCAGCCGGGTCAAGGCGGCCCGGGAACCCCGGGGTCAGATCCCACTCCAGATACGAGCAGTCCAGACCCGGCACCGGGAGACCGTTTGGCGCGTGGGGGCTACGTCCCCGGCCGCAGCGGGGGAATGGATGACGACGTGCCTGCCATCATCGATGGGAAGGGGCCGGCGAGGTTGTCCTCCGGGGAGTTCGTCTTCGATGCCGCCACCGTAGCGGCCCTTGGGGATGGCAACAACACGGCGGGTGCCCGCAAGCTGGATATGTTGCGCAAGGAAATCCGCAAGAAGGCTTATGGGCACGAGAAGCAACCCCCCAAGAACTTCAGCCTCACGGCCTTGATGTCCAAGGTGTAATGTGGTATAGTGGGTAACCCGGGATAGGATAGCTGCCATGGCGTTCAAGGACTTGTTTCAGGGTTCGACCCTATCTACCCCAACGACGACCATCACGTCGGCGCAGCTTCCCGATTGGGCGGCCAATATCCAGCGCAAGCTCCTGGAAGGGGCAGTCGAGGCTGCGCCAGAGTACGAATACTACGACCCCGCCCAGCGCGTTGCCCCTCTCAGCACCACGGAGCAGCAGGCTATTGGGGATATTCCGGCTGCCGCTGGATCCTATATGCCGGGGCTTGCCGCCGGCTTTGGTTCCCTTGGGGCGGCCACGCGCGGGGTAGCGGATACCGACTACTCCCAGTACATGAACCCCTACACGCAGTACGTCACCGACATCGCCAAGCGTGAGGCGGTGCGCGACTACGGGAAGATGCTCCCTCAGATGGGCTACCAAGCCAGCAGGCAGGGTGCCTTTGGTGGGGCGCGCTACGGGGTGCAGGAGGCAGAGGCGGAGCGCAACTTGGGCCAGCGCCTCACGGATATCCAGCAGGCGGGGTTGGAGCGAGCCTTCACGGCGGGCACTGGGCTGCGTCAGCAGGAGGCCCAGCGCGAGTTGGCGGCTTCCCCCCTCTACGCGGCCATGGGCCAGCAGGCCCAGCAGTTGGGTCTGGGCGGCCTTGATGCCATCCTCAAGAGCCAGGCCTTGCCGCGCCAGTTGGAGCAGCAGCAGCGGGACCTTGCGTACCAGGAGTACCTGCGGGGGCAGGGCTTCGACCTCGGGCAGATCGAACGCCTCGGTGGCATCTTCCGGGGTGTAGCTCCACAGGGTACTACCACGCAGGTGGGCCAGACCATCACCCCGCAATCAAGCCCACTTGCCACGGCTGCGGGCTTGGGTCTTGCGGGCGCTGGCATCTACAACCTCCTCGGGTCCAGCACTCCTGCGGGTTCTAGCTACAGCAATCCTCTTGGCAATGCCGTCAGCGGGGCATGGAACTTCGTCAAGGGACTCTTCTGAGACCATGCCCACCAACGAACAGCTTGATTCCTATTTCGAGAAGTTGTTCGAGTCGGGGAAGTACTCCCCGGCGTTCTACGGGGTATACTTCAAGGAAACCGGGAACGAGAAGGACAAGGCCGGGGCTCGCCGGGGCCACAACGTGGGTCCCATGCAGCTTGACTTGCGGTATCCCAAGGCGTTTGGGGTCGATCCCCTAGATCCCTACCAGAACATCAAGGGCGGCCTCGACTACCTCGTCAAGCTCTACGACAAGTTCGGGGACGAGAAGAAGGCCATCGCTGCCTACAACTGGGGGGAAACCAACCTCAGGTCCCACATACGCAAGTACGGTGACGATTGGGAGTCCAAGCTTCCCAAGTCCGTGCAGCGCTACATCTTCGATGTGCATGTCCGCAACCCCGAGTTCGACAAGGCCGGGCTCTTGGGACAGCAGGAGATGGAGACTTGGGGAGACCTAATGCCCCGTAGCGCTGACCAGTACATCAAGTCCCTTTCCACTCAAGACCTCCCCTGAGGTTGCCATGGCTGACATCCGCGATTTTTCCTTGGAAGACCTTGAGCGTTTTGTTGGGACTCCGCAGTTTAGTGATCTTAGCCGCACGGAACGGGCGCAGATCCAGACTCGAATTGCAGAGCTTACGAGCCAGCGTCGCCGGGCGGCGGGAACTATCCCTATCCCCGGACGCGGAGATCCGGGAGGTGTTGCCCCCGGTCGGGAATCCTATGCTCCTCAGGTTGCAGCGGAGGAGTACGGGCGTCGGCAGCAAGAGGCTCGCGCAGAAGATGCTCGCAGGATGTTAGCCTCTGGGCGCCCTATCGAATACACCCAGACCCCGGAAGACCTGACCTCTGCGGCTGTTAGGGCTACGTTTCCTCCGCGCACTAGCCCCGTTCCTGTGCAGACCACCATCCCCGAGCCCCCTGTGCAGCAAAGGGCTGAAGAGCAGAGGTCCCCGGCACCTCCGGGCATGATGGACATCATGCGGCAGTACCTGGGTACTCCGTCTCCCGGTGGGGGTGGTGCCCCGGGCGTTCGGATTGCCAAGGAGCCTTTCGAGAATCCCGAGGAGTACAAGAAGCGCGCCATGGCGGAGCTTCCCGAGGAGCGCAAGGCGCAGCCCACCTACAAGGCTGACCAGGGCATGGCTCTCCTTGAGACAGGCCTCAAGATCCTCGCGGCGCAGCCCAAGCTTGGGCAGAATGCGCTGTCCCAGATTGCCGGCCCCATCGGGGAGGGCGTCAAGGAGTATCGCGGGGAGCGTGAGAAGCAGCGTCTCAGCGAGACCGAGGAGGCCAAGGCCGCGCGCGAAGACAAGATGCGCATGGCTGGCGTCAAGCGCGAGATCGAGAATGCCGCCTTCGAGCGGGACAAGGCGGGCAAGACCTACTCCCTTGAAGTGGACAAGCTGCGCGAGATGCAGCGACATAACGCCTCCACCGAATCGCTGCAGGCACAGTCCCAGAAAGTGGCCATGGCCGGGGTCCTTGTGCAGAGCGCTGCTGTCGATCTCCAGCGCTCGCAGCTTGATGCCAATCTTGCGCGCCAGCCCGCAGCCGTCATCCGAAGGCTGGAGGACTCCGGTCTCCTCAACGATCTCGCTGCGCTGCAGGCCAAGTCGCAGTCTGGCAGGCTTTCGCAGGAGGAGCGCACCCGGCTTGTGGGCCTTGAACTGCGTCTGGCCCTTGAGACGGGTACCTTCAGCGCCCACCTTCGCGCACAGAGTGGGGCCGACTCCACCGCCATGCGCGCTGTCACCGCCCTCATGCAGGAGGGCAGGGCGAAGATGGCATCGGGCGACGAGCAGGGAGCCAACGCGGCCTTCGCCCGCGCCAATGCCCTGCTCATGCAGATCACCGGGCAGGGCCCCGGTGAAGTTCCTGAACTTCCCGCCACTCGTATTCCGCCACGCTGATGGACAAGCCTACCAAATACGAGTGGGATGGCAAGCAGTACGTCCCATTCAAGGGAACTCCGGGTGCGGATGTCATCGAGTGGGATGGCTACACTTGGGTACCCTCAAGGACTCCCGAGGGTCCCAACTCGCTGTCCCGAGGCTTGGCCACTGGCTGGGAGCAGACCAAGGGTCTCATCTCCGAGGTCCTCCCGGCGATGGCCCAGAACTCGCTGGGCTACGACAACGCCGCGCGCGCCAACCTGCAGGCCTACAAGGAGCGCATGGACAGGCTCAAGGAGTCTGGCTACCTGGCCCAGATGTCCTACGAGGATGTGAAGGGGCTGGGGTCTCTCATCGAGTATGGTGGGGAAGCCATCGGCCAAGCGCTTCCCAGCATGGCCACGGCACTGATCCCCGGCATTGGCGTGGGGGCTGCGGCCACGCGCTTCGCTGCAGGCAGGGCGGCTTCCGGCTTGGTAGCCAGCAGGGCTGCAGCCATTGAAGCGGCGGCGCAAGCTGCCGGGCAGACCATCACCAAGGAAGCTGCAGCCGCCGAGGCCATGCGGCAGGTGAGTCGCCAGATCGGTACGGCTGCGGGCGCGGTGCTGGGTTCCGGCATCCAGAACATACCCGAGTCCTTCGCCAACATCTACGATGAAACCCAGGAGATGCGACCCGGCGTTGCCTTCGCCGTGGGCTCCCTGAAGACTGCCCTTGATTCCATCGCCCCCGTGATGCTGCTGCGCAAGACGCAGGGCGTGGAGATGGGGGACAGGCTCACCAACCTCATCTCCTCCAAGCTCCTCAAGAGCAGGCCGGGCTGGAGTGGTGCCCTTGCTGGTGCCATGGAGACTGCCGCCACCGAGGGTCTCACCGAGGGCGCACAGGAACTTCTCGACCAAGCTGCCGTTAACATCCTCGCGGACAAGAGCATCGAGTGGAACAAGGTTGTCGATGCCGCACTCAAGGGTGGCATTGGTGCCGCCCCGGTTGGCGCTGGTGCCGGGGCCATCGGGGCGCGACGCACGGCAGCGGCAGAGGAAGAGCAGCGCCTGGCTGCCGAGCAGCGCCCGCAGGAGGAGCAGGCCCGTATCCAGCAGGCGCGTGCCGCCGAAACGCAGAAGATCCAGACCCAGCGCGCACAGTTCCTGGATGCCGTGCGTCTTCCCGAGGCCTACGCCCTCGCCAAGGAATACGACCCCGAGAAGCTCGTTGGAGCCAAGGCTCCCGTCGACATCAAGATCAAGCGCAAGCTGGCCATGCGGCAGAACCTCTCCGAGCAGGAAGAGGGAGCGCTGGTCAACATGTCGCCCCAGGAATTCGAGCGCTACCTGAAGCTCAGTCTGGCGGAAGATCCCGAGATCGTCAAGGACATCCCGGAGATCGGCACCTACGACTTCATGAACGAGACCCCGCCCCCAGTTCCGCAGGGTGCCGCTCCTACCGCCTTGGACACCACCTACAAGCAGGTGGTGGACAACATCCCCTTCACCGAAGACGGCTACCGGGATTCCAGCCAGTTCTTCAATCCTGCTTTCCTCCAGAGTCTTCAGGCCAACCGTATCATCGGAGAGGTCACCCCCGACGAAACCAAGGACCTGCTTGCACGTCTGCAGGCAGAGGGCGAAGTAGTCCAGAAGGGTGCCTTCTTCCGCTTCACCACCGAGGCAGAGAAGGAAGCCATCAGCATCCGGCGCGATCCCAAGCTCATGGAAGCCTTGAGCAAGGAGAGCCCCGACACCAAGATGCAGAAGCGGTGGCTTGAGGGTGCCATCGGCAGGACCATCGAAGATCCCACGGTAGTGCCCAAGGTCTTCAAGATGCTGGAGAACGAAGGCTTGGTGCAGACCAGGCCCGGCGGCCAGATCTTCTGGAGGCTCTCCGCGCCGCTGCAGATTGACCGCACGATGCGGCAGCGCCTCTTCGCCATGGGGTACGAGCCTGCCGAAATCGATGCCATGAGCCCCCAGCAGGCTTACGACATCATCCTCAAGAACTCTTGGGCCGGCAACGTCCCCTCAAGGCAGAGGCAGACCCCCGAGCAAGTTGCAGCCGCTTCTGCCGAGGTTGATCAAGAAGCCTACAACGATGCGGTGGCCTTGGTTCGCGAGCAGGGCAGCGTCGGGATTTCCTCCCTGCGTCGCAACCTTGGGCTTGGACCCGAGCGCGCGCAGCGCATCATCGAGCGCATGGAGCAGGAGGGCGTGGTCAGCGCCCCCAACGCGGAAGGGTACCGCACTGTTCTTCCGGTGCAAGCCACCGAGGCTCCGGCAGAGCCTGCTCCTGCAGCTACCACCGAAGAGCCCGCACCTGCGCCCGTGGCATCTCAGTTTACGGAAGCAGACCTTAATCCCGAAGAAAGGGCCTTGGTTGAAAAGGGCAAGCAGACCGGAAGACTTACCTACGAAGAAGTCAATGCCGCACTTCCTATTACCTCCACTCCTTTTGAGAGGACAGAGGCTTTTATCAGTATCCTGTTCGATAACGGAATTGAACTGGTTGACGGAAGCGAGTCGCAGACTACCACGGATACCGAGCAACCTCCGCAGCCTCCTGCTGCACCCGCAGGTGGCGGGAGTTCCCTGGTGGATATCCTTTCGGAATCCGGGGCGGAGCCTCCGAAGACCCGGGAGTCGCGCGCCATCGAGGTTGGGGATACGGTGCGCACGGCAGACGGGTACGAGTTCAAGGTCAGGAGCGTCGAGGGCGAGCGCGCCGTGGTGACCCCCGAGGGCCAGCCCGATAGGAAGTACACCTACAAGCTGAACAACCTGACTCTCGTGGATGACGAGCCGGGTGTGATGCGCAGTGCCACGGAGCGTGAAGTCTCCCTTGGCATCGACAGGGAACAACTCATCAAGCAGTTGTCGATCTTCGGTTACAGTAATACCCCGGCTGTCGTGGCCGCCAAGGAGATGGTGCAGAACGCCTTCGATGCCGTGAAGGAAGCAATCCACAAGGGCCAGATCTCCAAAGGCGATATCGATGTGACGTGGGACGATGCCACCCATACAATGGTGGTGAAGGACAACGGGGTGGGCATGACCCCGGACATTCTGGAGAGGGCATTCTTCTCGGTCTTGGGGACCAAGAAGG